TGATAAATGGGATGAGACAGAACCGACTGATAGGGTGGAGGCTACGATTGAGAGCCGACTGAATAAGCTGGTGCTCAAGGATAAAAAAGAGCCGATAGACTTTAAAGAGATTGATTTGCTTGGGCGCCAAATGGAGCGCATGAGCAGGGTGCGTAAGCACGATAAAACTGGCAACGAGTCAGACCTAAACCCGAAGGTGGCTAACAGAAACAGTGGGCCACGCCGCAAGCCTGAAAAGAACGCGGTTAGCGATGAGCAGCAAGCTAAGATGCTGACCGCGTTTAAAGAGTCTTTGTTTGATTACCAGCGCACCTGGTACCGAGCTGGTATGAAGCACCGGATGCGTAACTTGCTTAAGAGCCGCCAGATTGGTGCTACTTGGTTCTTTGCCCGGGAGGCGTTATGTGATGCGCTTGAAACTGGGCGTAATCAGATTTTTCTATCTGCCAGTAAGGCTCAGGCGCATGTGTTCAAGGGCTACATTAAGCAGTTTGCCGCTGAGAGTGCTGATGTTGAGCTGACTGGTGAGTCTATTGTTTTACCGAATGCGGCTGAGTTGTATTTTTTAGGTACCAATTCTAAGACTGCGCAAAGTTACCACGGCAATTTGTATGTGGATGAGTATTTCTGGATCAATAAATTTCAGGAGCTGCGCAAGGTTGCCTCTGGCATGGCTGCACATAAGCATTGGCGCCAAACTTATTTTAGTACGCCATCTAGCTTGGCGCATGATGCATATCCATTTTGGAGTGGGGCGTTGTTTAACAAAGGCCGCACTAAGGATCAGAAGGTTGAGTTTGATGTTGCGCATCATGTACTTAAAAATGGTGTGCTTTGCCCTGATGGACAGTGGCGCCATATTGTTACGATTGATGATGCACTGGCTGGTGGCTGTGATTTATTTGATCTGCAGCAGTTGCTACTTGAGTATGGGCCTGAAGAGTTCCAAAACTTATTTAGATGCCAGTTTATTGATGATGCTGCTTCTGTGTTTCCACTTTCAGAGATGCAGGATTGCATGGTGGATAGTTGGACGGTGTGGGATGACTACAAACCGTTTGCGTTGCGTCCGCTTGGGTTCCGCGAGGTGTGGGTTGGTTATGACCCTGCATTAAGCGGTGACTCTTCTGCGTTGGTGGTGTTGGCACCACCTTTAGTGGCTGGTGGTAAGTTTAGGATGATTGAGCGTCACCAGTTCAAAGGTATGGACTTTGCCGCGCAGGCTGAGGCGATTAGAAAAGTGACCGAGCGTTATAACGTGACTTACATCGGCATTGACATTACAGGCTTAGGGCAGGGCGTTTATCAGATTGTAAAAAGTTTTTTCCCCAATGTGCATTCGTTCTCATACAACCCTGAGTTGAAAATGCGCCTGGTGCTGAAAGCAAAGGATGTCATCAGCAGCGGTAGGTTGGAGTTTGATGCTGGGTGGACTGATGTTTCAGCTTCATTCATGGCGATTAAGAAAACAATCACACCGAGTGGTACCCAAATTACTTTTAAAGCAGGGCGCTCTACCGAAACCAGTCACGCGGATCTTGCTTGGGCAGCCATGCACGCTATGGCTAATGAGCCACTAGAAGGTTCAATCGATACTAACAATTCAATGATGGAGATTTACTAATGAAAAAGTCAGCAGGTCAACAATTAACCGTAGCGGATGATGCAAAAGCTGAGGTGTTTTCTTTTGGTGATCCAATTGCGATGTTAGATAAGAGCGAGATATTTGATTACCTTGAGTGTTTGCAAGTAGGTAAGTATTACGAGCCACCAATCTCGTTTGCAGGGTTAGCCAAGGCGTTTAGGTCGTCTGTGCATCATAGCAGCGCCATTTATGTGAAGCGTAATATATTGGTGAGCTGCTTTATTCCACATCCATTATTAAGCCGTGCTGAGTTCTCTAAATGGGCGCTAGATTACTTGGTGTTTGGCAATGGTTGCCTTGAATCAAAACAAGCCATGTCTGGTAAGGTATTGTCGCTTAAACATGCTCTGGCAAAATACACGCGACGTGGGGTAGATGTTGACCAGTATTATTATGTGACCGGCTATAAACAAGAGCATGCGTTTGCTAAGGGATCTATCTTTCATTTGATTGAGCCAGATTTAAACCAAGAGCTGTACGGTCTGCCTGAGTACTTGCCAGCGCTAAACTCAGCTTTGTTAAATGAGGATGCTACGCTGTTCCGCCGCCGCTATTATAAAAACGGTAGCCATGCTGGCTTTATTCTATACATGACAGATGCTGCTCAAAAGCAGGATGATGTGGATAGCTTAAGAACTGCGTTGAAAAACTCTAAAGGCCCGGGCAACTTTCGCAACCTGTTCATGTATGCGCCCAATGGTAAGAAGGACGGCATACAGTTAATACCAGTCTCTGAGGTGGCAGCTAAGGATGAGTTCTTTAACATTAAGAACGTAACGCGTGATGATCAGCTGGCTGCGCACCGAGTACCGCCACAGTTGATGGGCATTATTCCAACAAACACTGGCGGGTTTGGTAACCCAGCAGATACAGCTGAAGTATTCTCACGCAATGAGTTGGCACCTTTGCAAACAAGATTTATGGAATTGAATGACTGGCTTGGCATGGAGGTTGTTAAGTTTACAAAATACGAGATCTCTGCAACAGGAGTTAACCCAGTACCAGCTACAGAGCCAGAGCGTCGCCGATAATATCGATTAAGTAACCTCAGTTCTTACAAGCCGCCTATCAGGCGGTTTTTTTACGTCGAGCAATCCCTTAGGTGCTTTCCCTCGAAAAAAGGC